GAAAATCGCCAATAGCGTCTTCTGAGGTATTTAATATAGCGTCAAGAGCTGTGTCGTCATAAAGAGTATTTGGAACGCCAAGTACAGCTCTTAGTTGTGCTGCTGTTACTAACTCTGGCATTTCGTTTCCTCTCGTTTAGGGTGAGGGTGGCACAGGGGCGAACCACCCTCACGTTTAGTTATTTATAGTTATGCAACCATAAATCGGTATGCGCCAGCTGCAATTTTTGTTGCAAGTGCGCCGTAGCCGTAGTAAGACACGTCAATTTGACCTGTGTTAATTACGTTTGTGCGTAGGCTCAAGCGTGGGCTTTCGTACCAAGTGTAAGCATCTGGGTTGATTACGAACATTGAGTAATCGCCAGTTGCTGCAACGTTGCGTGATACGTATAGGTTTAATCCTGCTACGTTACCAGTCAAAGAAGTTGGAGACACATTTCCTCCGGCATTACTTGGTTGACTTGCAGTATAAATTGGTCTGCCTGAATCATTAAGACCCATAATTGTTCCCCAAGCTGTTGGAGACACTAACAAGTTACGAGCAAATCCAAGTGAATTTGCGTAAATGTCAGCTGCACCATCAGCAACAAAGTCTAAAAGACCAGCTGCGTCAAGTGTTCTGTTTCCACCATCTGTTGAACCAGCTGCAATTCCGTTTACTACAGCAAGGTCAGTTGCTTTAGCATAAGAAAATTCCATTTGCCTAACGAGCTCGTCAAAAAAGGCCGGACTTGACCTGTCAAGAAGCTCAACAGAAAATGTTTGTTGTCCTGCGTATTTTTTAACAGAAACGCTAACAAAAGATGAAGCCATATCTGTTTCTGAAATTGCTGAACCTTCTGAGGCTTCTGCTGATGTTACAGCAGTTGTGATTTTTGGAATTTCAAAAGTCATACCTGCTGGTGGCAAGGTCGCACGAGAAATAGAATCTACTGCTCCTCGGTCTGCGTTTGCAATTCCGTTAATTATTTCTGTTGATTGTGGGGTTGGAATAAATGCTGCGTTATTGGAAGTTGTGTCAGCTGCTAATACATATTGGCGGCTGTCTTCGTTTCCAAGTGCTGCACGAATGTTGTGTTCTAAGTAAGAAGCTTTTGAGTTAATTGGGCTTCTTGGTGCTGTGAAGATTGCAGGACGCACGTTGCGTTCTTGGGCTTCAACAGCTGGAGCTGCAACTTCTGCTGCAACTTCCTCTACTACTTCTGGGGTAACTTCGTTTGACACGATAGTTTCCTCGCTTTCTGTTGGTTGTTCTGATTCGCTTGCTGCGACATCAGTTATTTGGGCGTATTCGCCAAATGCTGGGAATGTAACGTGTGAAACTTCTTTTAGAGTTGCTTCGTTAACAATTACTTGTTCACCTTTAGTTACATAATCATCTATCATTGCGCCTACGCTAAATCCGGTTCTTAAACCCTCTTGTGCTTCGGCTAATGCGTCGTCTCCTGCATTGGTTCGTGCTATTTTGAATGTTCCGACAATTCCTTTGTCGTCTTCTTCATATCTTGATAATTTACCTATTGGTCTAGTCATATCGTGTTCGGTGAAAAGTTTAATACCTTCACCAATTTTTAATGAGCCTTGTTGAAAAACAACGTCGCCCATATTGGTATGTCCTACCTGACCAAAAGGAACAATAACGCCTGTTAATTCACGTTTTGATGAATTAGCTGCGATAATGTCGGTTGAGAATTTAATAAAGTTATTCATTTATCAAATCTTCCCTTTCTCTTGCTTCCTCTACTGTCATTACACCTAAAGGAATAAGTTTTGTGTATATGTCTGCGCGTTCTTGTGCGCTTGGTGAATAAAATTCTTCTAAGTTGTATTTTACTATAGAACCTCTAGGCGTAATATCGTTGTCGCTCATTCGCTGGGTTATACAAGTCATTAAGGGACGTAAAGATAAATCTATTAGGCTTCTTCTTTCAGCTGTTACATTTGAATAAGTCATACTTCCGCCAGCCGAGCCGCCTACGTAGTATTCAGGAAGATTACAAGCCCTAGCAATTTCGGAAGCCATATATTGACGTGCTTGGTTTAGCGTTAATTGTTCTGGGCTAAATCCTATGCTTTGAAAATCGATTGTGTCATTAACAAAGGCTGTGCCACGTGTCTGTCTTGCTTCTTTCCAAGAATTTAATAAGGCTGTAACTCTTTCGGCTGGCATAGGCAAGTTAGATTTCAACACAACGTTAGGTGTTGGTTCGTCTGCAAATCTTTTAACTGCCTTTTCTAAAGCCAAAGCTGTTTGTATTGTTATTCCTGCTCTTACAAGTAAACCTTCGTCATAGCCAGTAAAAGGTATAAGACTTCCCAACCCGTTTTGTGGGACAACTGTGCCGTCGACGCTGTAGTATCTGACGTTATGACCTTCTGCGTCTAAAGTTCTTGTAACACGACTTACTGAAATCCATTCAGCAGATAAAGGTCGTCCGTCTGTGCCAAGTTCAAGTATTCTTAAATATCCTTGACCTGTAAATAGTAAATCTTCTGCAAGAAATGTATATACAGATTGTCCAGTCATACGTGGGTCTGGTTGTCTTATAAAAGGTGGGGTTGGAACTTTGCTGTTGTTTGATTCGCGTCTAACTTCTAATGGTAATGAACCGATAGTGGAACACATAATATTTCTGGCGCGCGCCACACTCGGAACTTTCATAGCGTCAGCTCTGCTAATTGATGATAAACCAAAATAGTCAAATGGTTGGGCGTACTGTTGATAGTTGTATGGTGCTACAGCAGCATCAACTTTGTTTACGCTGTCGTCAGGTGTAATACCTAGTAGATTTTGAAAGAAGCCCATAACTTCTAATTCTTTACCAAATCGTTATAATAGTCAAGCACCTAAAGCACTACAATGTCTTGGTTTTGTGCCCTGCCACCATATTCTGTTGCTTTGTGAACGGCCAATATCATACTTATTGCAGCTGTTGAAACTTTACGTCTCATTACATACCACGCACCTGAATCGTTTGTTTTCTTTATACAAGAATTTATGCTTGAAGTTAAATCTGGTTGGTTTGAGTGAGCTAGTCGTCCACCTGACATAGCACTAAGTACTTCATCGCAGGCTTGATAATATTTTGACCCTTGTATTACTTCTGCGTTTATTCCTGATTGGCGTAGTTTGGCTACTACTGAGTCACCTGTAAACCTATTAGCTACTACAGCTTCGGCGTTGTAATGTTTAGCCCACTCTGATATACGACCTGCTATGTGTAAATCATCTATTGGGTTATCTGATTCAACAAATTCCATTAAACCTACAGCTATTGAATTGTCTTCAAGTATTTGTGCACCTGTTAAAGCCCAAGTGTTTCGTTCGGGTGATATTTCTAAACCTAACCAAGTTGGTCTATCTGGTTTTAGTTCAAGGTTTGGTTGCATACAAGTATTCCAAGTTCCCATCTGCCAAGCACCGTTCATTGTTTCTACCCATTGGCATAACACTTCTGTTTGAAAGATTTCTGGTGGGTCACTTAGTCTTGCTTTAATTGCGTCTATTGTAATTGTTCTTCCTAATGCTGGGTTTGCTTCTTTCCAGCCCTCTATGTCTGATAGTTTTCTGTTTGGTGATGCTGACCATTCCATAAAACACATTGGGTCATCTAAATCTTTTTCTATTTTGTCAAGTGCTCGTTGTCTCATAGCGTTTAGCACTATTGAGTAATGGTCACCGGCGTTACTGATGCCCCAGAATTGGGAATTGGGTCTAGCGTTCATTGTGAACACAAGTGCTGAGTAAGCATCGTAGGTTTTCTGTTGTCTGAGCTCATCAAGTATTACAAGGTCTGAGGATAAGCCTCTTGCGCCACCTGAATTACTTGCTACAATTTTGTAACGCATACCATTTTTTAGTTGTACTTCTTCACGGCCGTTGGCTCTTGTTACGTGTTTAACTTTTCGGCGTAGCCAATCATAATTATCTATAACTTCAACAACTTTTCTAAAAGTTTCTAAGCTTAAATCTCTTGTTTGTGCACTTGCTATTTGTAGTTCTTCGTCCCAAAGAAATAACCCAGCAAGAATACGCATACGCAGCAAATGTGTTTTACCATTTTGTCTAGCTGCAATAGCCAGCACATTCTTGTAAGCCCAATTGCCGTCTTCTTTAATTTTTGACGCTTCGTCCATTAGATACTGTTGCCATTCCATCAACGGCATATCTATTTGCCGAGCAAACTCGGCGACTTCGTTACCTCTAGTTGGGAGAGCTAGTGGTGTGGTCTGAATTCTCGGGGTTGAGTTTCCTAAGGTTGTCAATTGGGTCTTCACCTGTTTCTAACTCTGGTTTTTCTTTACGTCCATACAAACTCAAACCATACTTATCAAGTATCTGCTGCAACTGCCCCATATATTTAACTTCTTCAACAGGTTTCAACGTTCCACCATCAAGAACACCTGCAAGCGTGTAAGCCATAGCCATTC